CGCCTCGTTGATGGCTTCGAACATGCTGGTCCGCATGATGGTGCCGATGCGGGCGTTCGTCGCGCGCTCAGTGCCTGTGCCCAGCTTCTCGGCGACGTATTCCTGCGCATCGTCAGGGATGTCGTCCTCATTGAGTAGTCCGTCGCTGGCGAGCAGGTAGTAAATCTCCTTGTGCGTGTCTTCCCATGGTGCGCTGTTCTTGATGGCGTTGAGCATGGCGTTCTGAATGTCGCGCTCGGTCTGCTGCGAAATGCTGCCCGTGATCTTGTGGGCGCGCATCTTGAGGAAGTCGTCGGCGATGGTGGTCAGGGCGCGGTCCTTCAGCTCAAAGAACTGTCGCCCGAACCGCGACGAGTCGGCCTTGCCAAGCTCGCGGCGGGCGTGGTCCGATCCCAGGCTCCAGCCGGACTGCACCCCGGCCAGAGCAGCCTTCTTCATGGCAGCCAGCTCTGAGCTACTGAAGGTCAGATCATCCACCTTCTCCACGTCATAGCCGATCGTGGCGGCCTGTTCGAGCAGCCGGCGCACTACCCGCCCATTGACGGCGGCCACGGCCTGCGCATGCTCGTCTGTGGAGGCTTCGCTGCGGTGCCCTATGACGGCGAAATCGACGCGGTCCTGCGCCGCTGCGAACGTCGTTGCCTTGTCGCGCAGAGTTCGCCTGCCCTGTACGGTGCGGTGATCGACGTTGCCGTCCTCCGGGTCGATGGGTGCAGGCTTCGCGCCCTTATCGTCGGGCTTCGCACCCTTATCGTCGGGCAGCGGTGCGACTACGGGCGCGGGTGGTTTCATTTCCGTGGCCACGATCTTCTTCGCCTGCTCCTCGCTGATCGGCAGCGCGATGGTAAGGATGGCCGCCGCAGCTTCCTGACTCAGCTCACCCTTGCCCACACGACCGGCGATGTCAATGACGCTTTGGATCTGCGATCCGTTGAGCGTGACCTCAGGCGCGCTGTCCTCTGTGACCTCAGGCTTGGCAGGCACTTCAAGGAGCTCGCGCATGTGCGCCTCATCCGTTTCGCTGGGCTGTACGGCCCCGGCGACAACGAGCTCCTTCCACTTGGCAACGATCTCCATCTTGCGCGTGTCGCTCAGCGGTTTGAAGCGGAACTTCGGGTACATACCATCGCCGAAGTTCAGGTCACCCAGCTCGCGGAAGAGTTGCTCGTTCAGCGTCTCCTCCAGGCGCTTGCTGTCGGCACTGAGTGTCCAGAAGAACGCCTCAAGCTGCGTCTGCGCCTGCGAATAGCTGCCTGTCTGCCCCTGCTCACTGATGCCCATGAGGTTCGGCACGAGCAGGGCCTTCGCGATGGCCTTGTCATGTTGCGCAATGGCGCGTTCGAATGCGTCCGTGTTGCTGGGATACACGATAGTCAGCTTGATGCCGCCCGGGATGATGAGCGCGGTGCCTGCACTGATGTTCGTGAGCGCCCGCTCCAGCTGCGTGTATTCGGTGGATCCGCGCTGCAGTGTCTTCTGTCCTTCGGGCTGGGCATATACGAAACCGTTCGCCATGCGCTCCATATAGATGTTCTGGAACCGCAGCGTGACGTCCTTGCTGAACCACGCCCGATAGGCCTCGCGCAGCTCAGAGCCGCCGTAGTGTTCGTCGGTCTCTGGGCTTTGTACGTAGTGGATGAACTTGGCAGGCGTGATGTCCACTTCCTGCAGCCCGTACTTCTGCTTGACGCGCTCCACGTTGCCATGCTTGTCGACCGTGAATTCGAAGGTGTCGAACGGCCGCAGCTTCAGCGCCGAGATGCCGATGAACGGGGTGTGCTCGGTCTCCATTGGCGCGAGCAGCTTCTCGGTCATACTGAAACCGTTCTGCATGGCAGTCATGACACCGTTGAGCGAGTCCATGAAGCTGCCGCCCATGTTGCCGACGGCCTTGCAGAAGATGTCCTTGCGCCGCTTGCGCTCGTCGTCGCTGAGACCCTCGTGCTCGCACTCAAAGAACCACTCGCGGCCGGTGATGGCATCGCGCTTGAAGCGAACGACGGCCTTGACCTGCTCGTCCGTCATCATCTTCTTATAGACAACCCAGCCCTTGCGGCCGATCAGGTCGTCAGGATTGTACTTGGGCATCCCACTGAGAATGAACTCGCTGATGCCCTCCTCGCGCGGCTCCGCGCTTCTTGCCGGTTCGCGCCTGAACACCTGCGTCACCGACCCCCACATTTCACCAATCCGCATTCGCTGCCTCCGATGTTCCCACGTTGCCAACCACGTCCATCATCAGCGGCACGACTGGCTCCTGCGTGGCGAACAGCATCGCAGTGCTGTCGGCCTTGTCCGGAGATTTGATGCCGCGAGATTTCATGTGCTCCTTGGTTTCAAGCTCCTCCACTCGCTCCACACCGGGGCGCGTACGAATGGAGCAGAGCTGCGCAGTGAAGTCGTCCCAGTCTTCCTCGAACTTGTCGCTGAACACGAGACACCCATCACGAGCAGCGTCGCGCAATACCATGTATGACTGAGTCCTGCGATTGCGCCACATCGCGTTATTGTCCGAGTCGGAGCCTCCTTTGTAATTGATCACGCGGTAGCCCAGCTTGATGAGATAACCGGCCGTACCTGCGCCCACACCCAGCGAGTCCACGACCATGTCGTCCTCAGCCTTGCGCCCGCCGTACTCATTGAACATGGCAACGCAGGCCTCGGCGGCCAGTATCGGTGACTCGCTCGTGGGGAAGTTGAACGTGCGCTGCTCAAGGACGTGCGTGAAGCTGTCGTAGAGCATGGCAGCGGTGATCACGGTTTCATCTTCACCGCCATCGGCCACGTCGCACGAGATACGCAGCCTGGGATGCGAGCCATCGGGCACAGCGTCGCGGGCGAGGGCTGCGGCAAGCCAGTCCAGCGGCAATAGCTGCGCCGAGTCTACGTCAGCGAACTCGCCGAAGCAACGCACCTTCACCACCGGCGACTCGCGGCCGTACTTCTTGATCATGCGCTCCACCCAGTCCTTGGACACGCGTGTCGTCTTCTTCAGGTCGACGTGTATCTGGTAGTAATCGGCCGCGATGCTGGGCCGCATGTGGCTCGCGTAGAAGGTGCCTTGGTTCTTCGTGGGGTTGCCTATGAGGATGAGGATGACGAGCGTGCCTGCGCTGATTGCGCCCTCAATGACGGGGAACATAGCCTCGTCCACGCCCGAGGCCTCGTCCACGATGAATAGCAGGAAGTCGTCGTGGTAGCCCGCAAGGTTCTCGGGCTGACTGGCCGTCTCCGCAAGCGCACACCAGTCGGGATTCCCGTGCCACGTGATGCTCGTCTTGTCGACCTGGATCTCGGTCTCGTCCTTGTATTGCTGGGTACTGCGCGAGTGAATGCGGCGGAACGCAGGCCAGAGCCGCGTGTGCAGTTGCTTCTCCTTCGGCGCGGTGCAGACCACGCGGCCCTGAAAGCAGTAGTTGAACCAATGCATGATGGACGCCACGCCGAAGGTCTTGCCGGGGCCGTGCATGGCGCGGACGGAGATCATGTTCTTGCCGGCCTTGTTGAAGCGGCCCTTGCGCCCTTGCTTCACTGCCCACACATCCGCGACCGCCTGCCCTAGCTCCTTCTGCCATTCGTCCAAGTAGAACTTCTCACCACGCAGGTTGAGCTTCTCCTCGGCGAACCACACGTAGTCCGAGCGGGCGCGCGATATGTCGGCGGCACGCTGGATGAAGGCCGAGGGCGGTACGCGTGCGTTCATTCGCCGTCTTCTTTCTGCGATCCGCGCGTGAGCTTGGCCATGAGCGACGAGAACGTGGTCAGCTCCTTGTCGGTGAGCTTCGCGAGCGCGGCGGTGTCGTACAGCATGATCGGCGTGTCACCGCCCTCAATGGCGATGGGCATCTTGCGATGCATGTACGGCGTCGCGGTCTTGGCGGCGTCCAGCCGATTGTGGATCTCCTCGGTCACGTCGGCCATCACACTGAGCAGGAACTCCAAGGGCGTCATACCGAACTTCTCGGCAAGTTCCTTGCGCTCGGCTGCAGTGAGGTTGGAGTACCGGGCCTTCGTGCCGATGGCGGACCCTTTCGGGTTCAGCGAGAAGCCCTTGCGGATCTTGCCTGTGTTCGGGTCAAGCGCCGGGTTCCACGGCTTCGACGGGTCGCGGGTGCTGCGCTTCCGTGGGGACGGCTTCACTGGCAGTTCGTCAAGCTTCGTCGCGACCTTGGGCTTCTTCGTTGCCACTTCTCTTTCTCCTTGGGTAGTCGTTGCAGACTGCTGACTGCGCGGCTCTGCGAGCACAGTGCGCGGCCCGCTGGCAGGCGTTATACCACCATCGGCAAGGTGTCACAATGTGTGACGCCAGGACTCGCTCAGATCGATGGCGGGTGCATAGATTTATACATATGTCTTCGAAGTATTTTCACTGACGCGCTCACGCTAGACATATGTTTTTAAAGGGTTTATTTCTGGAGGGTCATTTTATACACGATAAGGAGCCCCTATGTGTATCACTCGTGAATCACTCGGAAAGCCTTGCGGCGTAAGGGTTTCACTACCTTCTGATACACTTATACTCTATTTTAAATTTGATAGAAAAAGGTGTAGCTAGGGTTATATAAAAGGTCAGAACACCTTGTGTAAAAATGTGTATACGAATCAATCGACCCCCAAAGCCTTGCGCCGCAAGGGTTTCCGATTTTGCTGCCCAACATTTATT